AACCGCTTCGGTCAGCTCGGAGAACTGGGCGTCGTCCTTGACGGCTTTGTCCTTGCTCTTGCCGAGGGCTTCCATCACACGGGAGAACAGGCCGGCGACCTTGCTCTCGCTGTCGGTGACTTCCTCGAATTCGAGGGCAACTTCGATGGCCTCGGAGAACAGGTTTTCCGGGTCATTCTTCCGTGCCTTGAGGGGGTTGGCGTCGGGGTGTTGGGCGCTGAAGGTGAGCATCTCGGTACCCAGGCTGGCCGGGGTATCGGTAACGGCGATGCCGTCCAGGTACGCACGGCCGGTGTCGGCGAACTTCGGGCGGATCTCGATGCTGGTGAAGATCTTCTGCCGTGCCTTGTTCAGGGCGATGAGGTCGGCGGTCGGCTCGATCTGGGCGAAGAGGGCCAGCTTCTTCTTGCCGGCAATCTCGACTTCTTCGGTTTTCAGCGCGACGACGTCGCCGTAGGCCTTGAACGGGCCGTCCGGCAGTAGGCTGCGGAAGTGCTCCAGCCAGACGCGGGCGCCGTAGGTGTTCGGGTTGTAGGTTTCGGCAGCGTCCACCAGCCATTGACGTTCGATGGTGCGGCCGTCGGTGGTGGCGCCTTCGACGGCGACGCGGAAGAACTTGCTGCGGTACTTCTTGGCGGTGGGGTTGCTTGCGGCCATGGGGCTTTCCTCAATCCGGGGCTGTGGGCCTTTCGTTGAGGGCATGGTCGGCACCCGGCGGGGGCGCGGCAACGCGGTTGGCGTGTAGGACAGAGCGATACAGGACGCGCCGGTAGGGGCTCGCGCGCGCGAGCGGCAGCATCGGCGCCATGAACGCTATCGTCGAACTCCCTACCGATCACCGCCGCCACGCCAAGCACCTGTATTGGCAGGGCTATCGCGTCTGCGAGATCGCCGAGCTGCTCGGCGAGAAGGAGAAGACGCTGCACAGCTGGAAGGCCCGGGACGAGTGGGACCGGGCCACGCCGTTGGAGCGCATCCAGGCGGCCACCGAGGCCCGCCTGGTGCAGCTGATACTCAAGGAACCGAAGAGCGGCTCGGATTACAAGGAGATCGACCTGCTCCACCGGCAAATGGAGAGGCAGGCCCGCATCCAACGCTACCAGGACGGCGGCACCGAGACCGACCTCAACCCGGAGCTGGCCAAGCGCAACGCCGGGGAAAAGCGTAAACCCAAGCGCAACGACATCACAGAGGAGATGGTCGAGAAACTGGTCGAGGCGTTTCTCGATGGCTGCTTCGACTACCAGAAGGACTGGTACCGGGCGGGCAACCAGCGCACGCGCGCCATCCTCAAGAGCCGGCAGATCGGCGCGACGTTCTACTTCGCCCGCGAGGCGCTGATCGACGCGCTGACCACCGGGCGCAACCAGATCTTCCTGTCGGCCAGCAAGGCGCAGGCGCATATCTTCAAGGCGTATATCCAGGCCTTCGCCCGCGACACGGTCGGGGTGGAGCTCACCGGCGACCCGATCATTCTGCCGAACGGCGCCGAGATGCACTTCCTGGGTACCAACGCGCGCACCGCCCAGGGCTACCACGGCAATTTCTACTTCGACGAATTCTTCTGGACGTTCAAGTTCAACGAGCTGAACAAGGTGGCCAGTGGCATGGCCATGCAGAAGCAGTACCGGCGCACCTATTTCTCGACGCCCAGCTCGATGGCGCACGAGGCCTATTCGTTCTGGACGGGGGAGCGCTTCAACAAGGGCAAGCCGGCGGCCAAGCACCTCAAGCTGGATGTGAGCCACGACATGCTGCAGCAGGGGCGGCTGTGCGAGGACCGGATCTGGCGGCAGATCGTCACCATCCTGGACGCCGAGGAGCGTGGCTGCGACCTGTTCGATATCGACGAGCTGCGCCTGGAGTACGACGCGGCGGCCTTCCAGAACCTGCTGATGTGCCAGTTCGTCGACGACGGGGCGAGCATCTTCCCGCTCAATCTGCTGCAGCCGTGCATGGTGGACAGCTGGTCGGTGTGGACGGACTACCAGCCGATGGCCATGCGGCCGTTTGCTGATCGGCAGGTATGGGTGGGCTATGACCCGGCCGAGTCTGGCGATTCCGCCGGGCTGATCGTGGTGGCGCCACCGCTGGTACCGGGCGGCAAGTTCCGCGTCCTGGAGCGGCATCAGTTCCGCGGGATGGACTTCAACGCCCAGGCCGAGACGATCCGCCAGGTGACGCGCCGCTACTGGGTGACCTACATCGGCATCGATACCACCGGTCTGGGCAGCGCGGTGGCGCAGCTGGTGCGCCAGTTCTTTCCGGGCTTGAAGACCTTCTCCTACAGCCCGGAGGTGAAGACGCGCCTGGTGATGAAGGCTTGGGACGTGATCAGCAAGGGACGGCTGGAGTTCGACGCCGGCTGGACTGACCTGGCGTCGTCGCTGATGGCCATTCGCAAGACGGTCACGCCCGGCGGCCGCCAGTTCACCTATACCGCCGGGCGCAATGAACACACAGGCCACGCCGACCTGGCTTGGGCGCTTTTCCACGCACTGCACAACGAGCCGCTGGAGGGCCAGACCGTGGCCAACACCGGCATCATGGAGATTTACTGATGAGCAAACGTCGCAACCGTAACCAGCAGGTGGCCACCACTGACCAGGTGCGCGAGGGCGAAGTGCTGGCCAATGGTGAGGGCGGTCAGTCGATGGCCTTCACGTTTGGCGATCCGATGCCAGTGCTCGATGGCCGCGAGATCCTGGACTACCTGGAATGCTGGGCCAATGGCCGCTGGTACGAGCCGCCGGTCTCGCTGGACGGGCTGGCGAAGTCGTCGAAGGCGAGCGTCTATCTACAGTCGGGCCTGATCTTCAAGCGCAACGCGCTGGCCCGCACCTTCATCCCGCACCGGCTGCTCAGCCGGGCGGCCTTCGAGCAGATCGTCATGGACTGGGGCTGGTCGGGCAATCTGTACCTGGAGAAGCGCGACAACATGCTTCGCCAGGCGATCGGCCTGCAGCCCTGCCTGGCGAAGTACATGCGGCGCGGTACCGACCTTGCGACCTACTACCAGGTGCGCGGCTGGAAGGACGAGCACGAGTTCAAGACCGGCAGCATCTGCCACCTGCGGGTGGCGGATATCAACCAGGAGATCTACGGACTGCCGGAGTGGCTGCCAGCCCTGCAGAGCGCGCTGCTCAACGAGAGCGCCACGCTGTTCCGGCGCAAGTACTACCAGAACGGCAGCCATGCCGGCTTCATCCTGTACATGACCGACGCGGCGCAGAACGAGGACTTCGTCACCGACCTGCGCAACGCGATGAAGAACAGCAAGGGTCCGGGCAACTTCCGCAACCTGTTCATGTACGCGCCGAATGGCAAGAAGGACGGGCTGCAGCTGATCCCCATCAGCGAGGTGGCGGCGAAGGATGACTTCGGCGCGATCAAGAACATCAGCCGCGACGACCAGCTGGCGATGCTGCGCATCCCGCCTCAGCTCATGGGCGTGGTACCGCAGAACGCGGGGGGCTTCGGGTCGATCCGGGAGGCGTCGCAGGTGTGGGCCGTCAACGAGCTGGAGCCGGAGCAGGCCCGGCTGCGGCAGATCAACGACTGGCTGGGGGAGGAGGTGGTGCGGTTCAATCCTTACGATTTACCGTCGACCAGCAGCTAGTCCATCAGCACCATCGAAAAAGCCGCCCGCAGGCGGCTTTTCGGTGCTTGCTCAGTTCTGATCGATCACTTCTAGAATGTTGCCGTTGAGGTCGACCTTGGCCTTGACGGAGTTTCTCACCATGCCCCCGAAGGCGTTGCGGCCTCGGAAATGGGTCAACACCACCAGATGGTCGCCTCGATCCCAGTAGCTGGTCTCGTCGTGCTCATAGCTGTCCGGATCGTTCATTGACTTCTTGATGGCCCGTTCCAAGGTTCTGTGTGAACCATCCCAGGCGCTGAACTGGCTCTCGATCAACTTCTTGCGAGCCTCCGCTGCTGCCGCCTTTTCCTTTTCTTCCTGGACTGCCTTGGCATAGCTGTTTTGCTGTTCGGTGTACTTCTTGTTGTCCGGGAAGAGGGTGGCGAGTTTGCCGTAAATTTCGGCCAGCTTGGCTTGGTCGACGGTCTTGGCGACCTCCTCGAGGAGGGTGGCCTCTTGTGCTTTTCTCTTCTGCAATTCAATGCCGGCCCTGGCTGAGGCCAGGGCCTTCTGCAGGTCCGCGTCCTGGACGGTGGCGTACTGGGTCAACTGGCTGGTGACTTCGCTGAAATTTCCGGCCGACAGGCTGGCCGTGGCCTTGCCAAGGATGGACTCACGGTTGGCCGCGAACTCCTCGGCTTTCTTCTGCCGTTCTTCGGCCTGGGCCGCAGCAAGCTGTTTGGCCTCCTCGATTTTCTTGGCCTCTGCATCGTTCTGCGCACCGACCCCAATAGCCATGAAGGCAGCAAAGATCAGGGCTGTCACAGTGATTGCGCGGGCCTTAAGGCTTAGCGCCTTATTGGTGACCCGGTAGGCGTAGCTGCGGATGGGCGGAAGCAAGAACAGTCCGCCAGCGACAAATAATAGAGCCGCCACCGGCATCTCGATCACCAACAGCAGACCGAAAAGCACCAGGGCGATGCCACCGATCCAGCTAAGCACCTTGAATAGCTGATTCATTCCTTTCCAACTCCTTGGTCATGGGTTGGGCGAAGCCTACTGGCCGTGGGCCACTAGCGTCCAGCCCACCCCGGGCAGCACCCGGCGCGCGCGCTCGTCCCCCCGCCACGCCCCCGGGCTAAATGTGTCGTTTTTTCTGCGCGCCTGCGAACAGCTCTACGCGGCCCAGGCGTGGGCTGGTAGCTGGGTATGAGGTAGAGCAAAACCCTGCGTTTCCCTGCAGGACGAGCGGTTCTGGACGCTCCCGAGCTGTGTCCGGGGTATGGGCTTATGGGGGGCGGTTTTCAGAAAGAGTAATTTCTGCAATCTGGCTGTGGACCGACCCTGGAGGCCGCGTCGCTCGGGGCTTCTGAGATTACAAAGGGAGGTAACCTAGAGGTAATCAAAAAGGTAATTTTTTCTAAGGTGCTGATTTTTAAGGGTTTTTTAGAGGCCCGATATCACCCTTTAAAAGAGTAACCAGATTACCTTTATGTTACTTGGAAGTTACCTTTTGCCATCGCCGGAAAAGCCTTGCAGATCAGGGCCTTGCGCCCGTTTCTCGGCGGATGTTACGGAAATTACTCTTTTTGCAGACCCCCCACTACCTGAGAAAACAGCCTCACGTGTGGGGCGCGTGCGCATGTACGCGACGGTTCTGCTTGTTACGTGGCTTGTTACGCTAGCCTGCGTCGGCATCAGCCTTTATAGGGCTGGAAGCCTTGGTATTCGTGGTGCCGGCACCAGGAGTCGAACCCGGGACCTACTGATTACAAGTCCGCGCCAACGTGCAGGCCCGCCGGGCAAAATGTCTTAAGGCCTGTATTTTCAAAGATATATAGCGATATACGCTGTCCATTTCGATATCGGGTGTGGACGTTATGTGGACGTCACGTTTGCGCCTTTCTTTCATGACGCCACAAAAGCTTTCACAGCGTGCAATACGCCCCTACCTGCTAAGACCCGCGTGCCTGCTGGGCTGCGCCTGTCCTTTCACCACCCACTCCGTTTGCATTAAAAACACACGCAAAGCCCGTCGGCGGGAGGGGGATAAGTGCGTTTTGGCCGCAGGGTTTCTTGGCGGGTTTGTTTTTTCAGGGTGGTAGAGTGCAGAGCGCCCGCATGCGCGGGCTTTATAGAGGGCAGGAAAGATGAGCGAGAAAGGAACGCTACGGATCAGCTACAAGCGAAACGGGAAGCCTGAGGAGTTCGATGTGCAGGCGCCTCTGGGTGCTGGCGAGGCGGCGGTGTTACATCACGTGCTTAATCGCAACGAGTCGCAGCGGGTATTGGTCGATGTCGACTGGAACGCGACGGGAGTCGCGCGGCTACGGCCTCAGGTTGAGGCACTGGGTATAACCGACGTTGAGTGGGAATATCTGTAGCCAGAAAGACAAAGGGCGCCTTTCGGCGCCCTACTCACAAACAGGTTGGCTTGTCATCGCCGTCTACCTGTTTGGCTCTGCGATTGCTGGTTGCCCAGGATCCTCAGAGTCTCACAAGCCCCTTGCGGGAACGGGTGCAAGTATTGCGTATCTGCACCGTTAGGGCAATGTTTCGCGACAAACGCACTTACTCGCGCAGGCCCAGGCCGGCAAGCACTGCCGTTCGTACTGCCGCAAAATGGTCTGATCGCATCTGAAAGGTCTGGTAGCTCCGGCCGCCGTGCCGGCTTCGGGCTTTGCACTGATCCAGCCTGGCCAGGCTGACCGTGTAAATCATGTCGCACTTCGCCCAGCAGACCGCGCTGGGCCCGGGCAGGTAGCACGGCAGCTCAACGTGGTGGTCTGTCAGGATCTCTGGCGCCGTCGTGCTAAGCGGGACGACGGTCACCAGCTTGCTGTTGTGCCTGTGGCGACGGAGAACGACGACGGGGCGAGCTTTGATCATCTCCGGCTCGACGAAGCCTTCGAAGTTGCAGATTAGGACAGAGCCTTCCTTGGGTTGGTATTTGAGTGGCATCAGATGCTCGGTGTCGATGATGGCGAGCAGCTATCTTACCTTGCGCGTGCTCAATCGCCTGATGCTAGGCCGTAATCGGCTTCAGCTGCCCTGCCAGCGCCTTCGCCGTCCCAGCCTTCGCCGTAAACCCACTCGCATCACCAGGGCTCGGCGTCGGCCCGGGCTGATGGGTGTGCCCGGCGAGCTGCGTGTTCATCGCCTCCACCAGGTCGAGCAGATCGCACACCACCTGGAGCAGGTTCACGTTGGCAGAGCCCAGC